CTATATAATCTTCTGTTCGTTCTCTGTTCAAGAGCTATTTTCTCGGAGTTCGCTCGGAGTTCAACACACATAATCCTGCAATTTGTCAGGCATATTTTTTGCCACTACCTCACCAAAACCTCACCATTGGAAAAGTTCGATACCTTTACAAAACCTTTACATTGAAAAACTTCTATACCTTACCAAAACCTTACCATTCTATGGTTCTAAAAGTGTCGATAACTTAGGGTAATCTTAGGGTTCTATCACTAGAAAAAAATCCCTGTACCTTGGTAAAACCTTAGTATTTTTAAGTACGCAACCTTATACTAACCTTATACTTTTTATATATGCAACCTCACCCTTACCTCACCCTTTTTTAGAACGCTCCACTTACTTAAAACCTTGATATATCTAGCTTTTTTAACATTTAAACCGTCAAATATGTAGTATTTATTTGTTTTGTAAATTGCACCCTACTACAAATTATCATGTAAAAAACCCAAATCGATTGGGTTACATACTAAAAGGGGATGGCTCCCCTCTGCACACTCGATTAAAGTATTGCGTCCATGTTGTCGTCTAGGTAATCAGATTCTAAGAAAGTTATAGCTCCCTCAACTCTCTGCATTACAAATCCATGATCAGACATCAATCTCTCATAATTCAGCTCATCGACTGCTCTAGCAAACTTATTCAACAAGTCTTTTGTCCGATTGCTATTGTCCGCTGGGATATACTGCGCTAACTCTGCACTGTTTGGGTTGCCATTACCAAAAATACCTCCCAAAGCATTTCGGAAAAGTTCTAACGTTGTACGATCGTCTTTGTAATGGTCTATTAGTGCTTTTCCAGTGGATACGGCCAAAGCGCCACTTTCAAAAAGTTTTACGGCATTTTGCACTGCTACTTGGTAACCAGAATCAGTCAACGCTTTTACTTCCGCTTCGGCTCTCTTAGCTTCTTTATCTGGCAGTAGGTTGTCTGCAATTTTCTTCAGATCGTCATAATAACCAGCATACCAAGCTTCGTATTTGAATTTAAGGGTTTCAAGTTCATTTTCTTTCCCCTCTGCACTTAAAAATTGATTATTCTGTATTTCTTCGATTTTTCCATATAAGTTTGAAATAGCACCTTTCAATGCTAACATCTTAGTAATAATTGTTTTCTTGTTCATTCTCTTTCCTCTTTCTAATTCTTTCAATCGTTTACAAGTATCGTCATGCTACGGTATCCCATTTTTAAAACTGTTTTTTTTGCTCGTATCAATCCATAAGGATTTTTGTATCATATCCACTCCTAACACCAAAACAAAAAGGACACCGAAAAAGCTAAATAGCTTAATCAGCGCCCTCGGTTGTTCCGATAGACTCTATTTCTTTGTTTCACATCGTTGCAAGTATGAAAATCTTCCATCTTGAAAATGTAGAGTTATACTCCCAAAAGTCGGGGAAGCCTCTACCTCTATTTTACCATTTTTCTGATATAAAACAAAGCCTTGGCGCAACAGTTCAACTAAATCATCCATACGATCCTCCATTTCATTTTTTCTTGATTTTCATTAACCTAGAGCGCTACAAGCCTCTTCTACTTAGATTAAGTTGTAGTACTCATTGGCCTAAAGCGTTGATATTAGCGATATTTTCAACTATTCCAATGCTTTTTACTACCCTTTTTAGTGTACTTTAGCCTTTAAGCTACTGATTGAGTATCGTTTATCCTTGATAGTAAATGACTTGAAAAAGTTACCCTCTAGGCCTGTTCTAACACGGCTGGCCACTCGATCACTATACAAGCTAGCGATCTCTGAACTGCTTAGATTTGTAGTAATTATAGTCTTGTCTCGATTACTGAGAATATCAAAAATAAACTCTTCTTCCCAGACTGATTTACCTTTACTACTAGCGTTGTCCGATTTTATACCTAAATCATCAAGTACTAGGTAATCAACCTCTTTCAGCATTCTTGAGTAGTGCCCCTCTTGGCTAGTAGAATTAAAGCTCTCTCTAACTCGTCTAAGGATTTCTGTTAGATTGACAAATAACACGCTTTTAGGCTCTCCTTTGGCCTTGTAGCCCTCGTTTATAGCCTTAGCAATAGCTACGCTTAAATGACTCTTTCCTATCCCTGTAGATCCTGTAAATAGGGTATTCCCTGTCATGCCGTCCAGGTATTTATCTACCTGATCCCTAGCAAATGCTAATAGTTGCTGTTCCTCGGCTGTCTCAGCTATGAAATTCTCAAAGCTAGCCTCTTTAAGCTCCCTAGGGATCGTACTGTCTCGCATAAGCACATTATAGGTTTTTAGGTAGGTCTCAGCATTCAAGCTATTATCTACTCCCTCCCTTTCCTGTCTCTCTATTAGTTCCTTTGTGCATTCAGGACAAAACTCTTGTATACTTCGTTCCTTACTGTCTCTTTTAGGTGTTGATATTTGCCAATAATTGGCCTTGTGAACCTCACATACCTTTTCACTAATTTTTCTGTTGTTATATTGCTCAAATTTATTTTCCATTGCTCACCCTCCTAAAATGGGTTTTCTTCTGTTCGTGTTTTTAGCCATTCCTCACGGCTAATAGGTTCTGCTTGCTTAGGTGACTGTTTCAGCTTTTGCCTTTGTTCTTCATGCTGCTTAACTTGCTCTACTGTTTTAAGTCCCAGCCCTTGCCAATTTGAAAGAATTGACCTGGTATATCTAATTGACTTACCAGCGTTTAGGATAGTTACCTCAAGAGCATAGATTACTAACTCTTGGCCATGGATCTCTAACAAGTCTCTCACTTCTTCCATCATTGTTCCATTAACTGACATTTGGCCAAAAGCTGACTTTAATTTTTCAAAGATTGGATTTTCATGCTCGTCCTCGTCATTCTGACTTGACCTAGATTGACTTAGATTATCTTGACTTGACTTATATTGACTTATATTAGGGAACCCATTGGTTTCCGTTTGGTTTCCACTTTGGAACCCATTGGGCTCCACTTCATAAAAACCCTTGCTTTTAAAGGTTTCTAGTAACTCATGATAGACACTTTTTTTATATCTATCTTTCTTGATAGTATTCTGCTCATGAAAATCCACAATAAAATAAACCATTTCATTATTAAGCGGCCTGATAAAATCCTTGACTATCAATAAGCTCACATTATCCTCACTAACTCCTATCATTCTAACAACAGGGAAAGCCTCTACTACTCCATCATCATCTGAGTTTTGAATTAAATGAAAATATAGAGCCTGTGCCTCTAATGGTAACCTCAAAAATCTCTGAGTTTGGGTCACTGTCTTACTTATCATTCTACGATTTCCCATTTTTCTTCCGTTGCACCTCCTTGTTAATTCCCCTGATGATGTCATAGTACGAATGACCAGCAGGGATGACATAGCCCTCTGTTTCAAATTCCACCCATTGCTCCACACCGTCCACAATTACCTTGCGTAGATTTGTGATGGTGGGCGTCCATTGTTCTTTTTTTCTTTGTCATTATTCCCCCTAATCTACTGCAAGAAAATTGTATATATCGGTCTTACGGTAATAAATCTTCTTACTGTTCTCAAAAGGCGACTGATACGGCCTTAAGCCGTGTTTTTCCCAATTATTCAACGTTGTGCCACTGATCCCTAGCTTATTTAGCAGATCGGCTCTAGCAATTAAGTCCCAGCCGTCATTATGCTGCTTTTCAAGCTCAAGCCTTTTCTCTAAGTGTTCTCCCACTTTCTCCAGTAGCTCAAGCTCTGCCTCTCTTGATAATAGTTGCATATTGCACTCCTTTTCTAATTGTTCCGCTTGCCTGCTAGTTGAATATAACACCCATAGCAAGGGTTTAATTCCTCTCTTGGTGTTTCTATCGTCTGTTTGCTTTCTCGCTCCATTTGGGCGCTTTTTTTGCGGTCTCGGTGGTTTAGATAAAGTAACAAGCCAATCAATACCATCATGAAGATAACCGCCTGTGTATTGGTTAAATCTAGCTCATTCATTTTGATAACTCCCTCTGTTTTTTTATCCTTTCGCGCTTAGATAGGCTTTTAGTTCTACTGGATTGTCACATTCCAGTAGCTGATATGCCACAGCGTCTAGTTCCTGATACATTACATCCATCTGGTCATATACCTGGTTTAGAAAGTTATTTAGGCAGCTCAATAGAATAGCTCTATCTGGCTCGCTGTCCATGGCTAGCATAAGACTGTTAGCATATCCTTTTAGAGTATCTATTCTCGTCATAACGTTTGTAGCACGTCGGCCTTGTTCTTTGATTTGCTTAACTGTAAGAGCAACTGTTTGATTTTGGTCTTGTTTTTTCATGGTATTTACCTCGATTTTTTATGTAATTAGAGTTTTTTGAAAATCTTTTCTTGTAAGCCAGCCCTACGCTCAGACTCGCCAAAGTTTGAGAGCGTGGGGCTTTTTAATGTCTTTCCTGCCACTCTTATCTCATGCTCAGAGTCGCCAAATTGAATGCATGAATAAGAACCAGTTTAAAGAGTTAGTGCTCTCTCGTTTGGGCACAAATCACTATTTTGTGATATAATTAAATAAATACCTAACTAAATCCCATACTTGCTATTTTGGTTTTAGTTGTTTATGTGAAAAGCCTTGCTAGTTTGCCGACTGTCTAGGCTTTTTTGTTGCTTAGATTTCTATAAGTGAAAGGTAGTAAGAAATCTTATAAATCTTCTACTAGCCAGTTCATAACTGCCTCATAGATACGCTTGGGAGCGTCATAGTCCCCATTTTCAACTTTGGTATAGGTTTGTGGTTTAATACCTAATTCCTCAGCTACAGCCTTTTTAGTCTGCTGAGCTTTAGCACGTTTAACACGTACCTTTTCAGCCAACTCAGTTGTAATTAGCATTCGATCCCCCCTTTCTAACGGCCTTTTTTGCCGTGGTTTGATAGCAATTATACGACATTAAACTACGTATGTCAACTATTTTTGTTATTTTTTTAATTTTTTATGGCCTTTTTTGCCGTAATAGGTTATAATTTACTCGAAAGGTAGAATCTTACGTATGAATAGAATTAAAGAATTGAGAGAAAATATAGGATTATCTCAAGAAAAATTAGCTAAAAACCTATCAATAAACTTACGAACATTACAACGCTGGGAAAATGATGAAACAGCTATACGAAAGAAAAATGCGGAGAAAATTGCAAATTATTTCAATGTTTCTGTTCCATATTTATTAGGTTATACAGCAGAAATAGACGCCTCCAGTAATTGGGGGAAAATATTATCTATTTCCTCTCAAGATCCTGACTACGAGGCTGTAAAAGCTGGTAAATCAATTTTCCAATCTCTCACCCCTCCAAATAGTGATAAAATCCTTGAGAACAACATATTTGAATACTACGTAAATTTTTATAAAGATGGTAAGACAAAGAACAAACATAATCTATCAGAAGAGGATTTAGAAAAGTTTTTTGGCGAACAACATATTAGTCACTCTTCCTCAAAAAGACTCAACAACTTTTATCAGGCCTTAGCCTTCTTAGAAGCTGAAGAGGCTGCTGTTCTTTCATGCTTTTCTCTTTTATCAAAAGAGAAAAAGGCTGCTGTATATGAAATACTAGTAGGACTAATTTCCCCGGACAATAAATAACCCCCTAAAATCCCCTCTAAGCGATTTTACAGCTCAGCTATATAATTAAATTATCACCACACCTAAAACAAACGAAAATAGGGCTATTCTCGTAGCTCTCAGCACCATATAAAAACAATATTCATAAATACTTAACTAAATCCCATACTTGCTTACTGATGTTAGAAAGGTATGACTATGAATATTACAGAATACAAAAAGAAAAACGGTGCTACAGTGTACCGCTCAAGTGTTTATTTAGGCGTTGATAAACTTACAGGGAAAAAGGCTAGGACAACAGTCACGGCCAACACTAAAAAGGGCGTAAAAATCAAAGCCAGGGAGGCTGTCAATGCTTTTGCAGCTAATGGATATAGCGTAAAGGAAAAACCGACCATTACAACCTATAGGGAACTGGTCGCTTTATGGTGGGAGAGTTACAAGAATACAATCAAGCCAAACTCCCAGCAATCCATGGAGGGGATTGTAAGGCTTCATATTTTGCCTGTATTCGGCGATTACAAGCTAGACAAGCTCACTACTCCTATTATCCAGCAACAAGTCAATAAGTGGGCTGACAAGGCTAATAAGGGCGAAAAAGGGGCATACGCAAACTATAGCTTTCTAAACAATATAAACCGTCGTATTCTCCAGTATGGAGTGACTATGCAAGTGATCCGGCATAACCCTGCGCGTGATGTCATTATCCCACGTAAGCAACAAAATAAGGAGCATAAGGTAAAGTTTTTCAGCAACCAGGAACTAAAACAGTTTTTAGACTACCTGGAAGATTTGGATCAGTCTAGCTATGAAAATTTCTTTGACTACGTCCTTTATAAAACCTTACTCGCTACTGGTTGCCGTATAGGAGAGGCTTTAGCTCTTGAGTGGTCTGATATTGACCTTAAAAAAGGCATTATCAGCATTTCTAAGACTCTGAATAGATACCAGGAAACAAATACACCTAAGTCTAAAGCAGGTCTAAGAGAGATTGACATAGACAAGGCTACAGTTTCCCTACTCAAACAGTATAAAAAACGTCAACAAGTCCAGTCATGGCAACTAGGACGATCTGAGGGAATTGTCTTTACCCCCTTTACCACAAAATACGCCTATGCTTGCCTACTAAGAAAGAGGCTACAAGGTCACTTTAAGGCTGCTGGTGTCCCTGATATTAGTTTCCATGGTTTCAGACATACTCACGCTACAATCATGCTATACGCTGGCATAGAGGCGAAAGATTTACAGTATAGGCTAGGCCACTCTAATATCTCAATGACCTTGAATACTTATGTCCATGCTACCAAAGAGGGAGCTAAAAAAGCCGTCTCAATCTTTGAGGTAGCTATCAGCAATTTATAAATAATAAGGGTGCCCCATTTTTGGGCTACCCTATTACTATACCTAAAATTAGTTATGGGTAACTAAAAGGGTAGTAAAATCAAAAAAAGCACTCTAGGATAGAGGCCTAAAGTGCTTAGTTTCAAGGCTTTACAGCCTATCTTATTTAATAAAATATTACAACATTTTGTT